AATGAATTCATCGGCAGTTTCTTCTAATACCTTAGCAATAACTTCATCACCATTTACTAATTTAAATGATACTAGTGTATCCTTGTCGTACTTATTAGTTACTAGCACTTGTTTCCCCTAACATTTCATTTAATTGTTCGTTGGTTAATTTTTGTAGACCTTGATAGCCACCCGATACAAACAGTTTACCATCACGATAAATCTGCGGTACTGTACGATGACCTTGACTCATAATAAACTCGCGTGCGTCTAAATCCTCATCAACTCTAATTACTTCAAACGCAATTTTTTTCATTGTTAATAAATTCTTTGCCTGCTCGCAGAATGGGCAGGAATCTTTTGAATACACAGTTAACATATTGGCTCCTTTTATTATTATAGTGTCGGTAAATCGTCGTAGTTCATCTCATCGCCCATTACACCGATTACATAGTTAGTGCTTTCGTTTTCTTGTAAGGCCGTTTGTTTTTTGCTAGTATCGCTGTGCTTGTTAAACCAAGGAATGGGTGTTGATTTAGGTGCAGGGCTAGTGTAACGTATGCCGATTTGTTTTAGTGCATCTACGGCTGTATAATCAACAAAATCCTTCAAAATATTAGCGTTTAAGCCAATAACTGGGCCCATTTTGAACAAATAATCAGCCCATGCTTTCTCTTCACGAATAACATCTAGATACATTTGATATACCTCATCTTCACATTCTGCTTTAATAGCTGCAAAGCGTGGATCTTCTTTAATCACTTGATTGATTAAAAACGCTGTCCATTCTTTGTGTAGTAATTCGTCTTGTAAAATTAAACTAATAATGTTACCATTACCAATAAAGATACGATTTTCTACCATAGCTAAACTTGTAGCAAAGCTAACCATAAAGCGAAATGCTTCCAAGCCATAAGATGCGTGTAGTGCTAACCAAATTGCTTTAATGTGATCTGTTTCACTAACTTTCATGCCAAGTTCAACTTGACAGTTAATTACGTGTAACTTATCGTAGTAGTTGCCGATTGTACTTGCCATGCTAACAATTTCTGCTGTATCGTGAATAGTATTAAAGATATCTTTTGGTACGTTGTAAATGTTACGAATGATGTGACTGTACGATTTACTGTGAATGTTAGTTTCAAAGAATGACCAGTTACTAATCAATGCTTCTAATTCAGGTAAACTAACCACTGGGCCAAACACCTGATTAGGTGCGCGACCCTGTAAACTATCTAAGGCTGTTTGGCGTAACAAGTTACTAGTAAAGATATGCTTAACAGCATCACTAGCACCCTTAAAGTCGCTAGCATCTTTGCTCAAACTAACTTCTTCTGGTTGCCAAAAGAACCCACGTGCTGTAGCTTCAAAGTCTGCAATCTTGTTATACTTAACTTCTTCGAAACGTTGTACTGTTACTGGTCCCGCTGGGTCAAGGAACATCTTACGTTGTAGATAGTTTGTTTGTTTTGCTAAATTGTATTGTGCTAGTGACATATTATTTCTTCTTTAATTGTTCGAATAATTCGTGTAAAGGGTATCCTGCATTACGTTTAAGTTCCATTAATCCAATAGCATGCCGAGTTCCTACATACTGCTCCTTAGATTCCGACAATACGAATACATATCGACTGTGATTGTGATCGCCGAGATATTTAGACAATTCATCCGATGACATAACTGGGTTCAATACATATTGTGATGCTTGTGTATCATATACAGATATGTGATTTCCCTGATTAGCTATTCTTGTCCATAACTTTACTGCATCAGCAGATAACATACTATCACTAGCAAAAACTAAATTTAAATTTGAAAGATCCTGTTTAATAAGCAGATACAAATCACTAGCATAAGGTGATACTTTAGATGCAATTGCTGGATTTTTCGAGGTCAATGTAACTTTACAAAAATTGCCATTTACTTCGGTGTCGACAATAATAGCGACACTAGCAGCATCTGCGGTTCCTATCCAATATGTTAATTGGTTTTCAGATGTTAGTTTATAAACATTATTACCAAGTTGTTCTGGCTCTATTCCATCAGATAGTAGTTCTGTTAACATTTGATGTTGTGCTTCAAATGCATTATTAGCAGGAACAACCCACGGCATTTCTGTCAAAAATGTTCTATAAAAAATCTCGTAGTTGTCCATTATAATTTACACCCTTCACAATCTTCTTCATCATCAAAATCAATCTCTGCCATCTCCGGCACATCTTCTGCAACCATCTTACTACCTTGTTTATTAATTAAGCTATAATAGAAGGTCTTTAGACCCCATATATGTGCTTGCATTAAGTTCTTAGCAATTAATGTAGTTGGTACTTTTCTATCTGCAAAGTGCGCCGGATTGTAAAAAGTATTTGTACTAATTGATTGATCAACATAAGCCGCTAGTACTGCTGCAGTTTTTAAGTATGCATCACAATCTTTCTGTTCCCACATTAATTGATATTTATTTTTCAATTTATGATATTCTGGAACTACTTGCGTAAAGCTACCAGCTTTTGATTCTTTAACTGAAATTAAACTCATAGGCATTTCAATACCATTAGTTGAGTTAATAACAACTGAACTTGATTCAACTGGTGCAATAGCCATTAAGGTAGCATTACGCACACCATATGATCTCATGTCACTGCGTAACTGTTCCCAATCAAGTTCACGAGTAGGAGTAAAGTCAGCAAGTTCATTAACACCAGCGGCACGATTCTCCCACGGAAACTGTCCTTGACCGTAACGTGTTTTTGCTGAATCTAAACACGGGCCACGCTCTCGAGCTAGTTCAACTGTAGCTTCTGTTAAGTAGAATGCTTGATGTTCCATCCAACTTTTAACTTCTTGTAGTGCATCGCTATCACCGTACTGTAGGCTACGTTTAGCATGCCAGTAGGCCAAGTTAGTAATACCAATGCCCAATGGTTGTAGTTCATCGTTTGACAATTGGCTTTGTATACTTAAGAAATCTTGATAGTCTAAGATGTTACATAAGCTACGTTGTAGGATGCGACAGGCACGTCGCATGTCCTCTGGATTGCGGAAAGCACCCCAATTTATACTACCAAGTGTACACAGGGCAATGCGACCAGTTGGATCATCTAAGCGTTTGAATGGCTTAGTAGGTAGTAAAATCTCGCAACACAGATTACTTTGATAGATGGTATGATATTCCGGATCAAATGGTCCTTGCTGCATAACGTTATCGATAAACACTAGATAGATACGTCCCGTATCTGTACGTTCTTTTAAGATGCCGCCTTTGAATACTTCTTCAGCTGACATTGTTTTCTTACGTAGATTTTTTTGTTTTTCGTACTTAACATACAATTCTTCAAACAATTCAGTATTACTGTAAAAGGCTTCATATAAGTCGGGTACTTCGTTAGGATCAAAGAATGTAATATTTTCTTTGTTTTTGAAGCGGCGCCAAAAGAAAGCACTTAATACTACACCGTAGTCCATATGACGTACACGGGTTTCATCTGTACCTTGATTGTTTTTCAGCACAATTAAATCATCGAATTGATGATGCCAAATTGGGTAGAATACAGTTGCACTTGCATTACGTATGCCGCCTTGACTACAACTACGTAGGTCGCCAAACCATTTCTTTAAGAACGGAATCATACCAGTGTGTTGAATTTCTCCACCACGGATAGGTGATCCCAGACTACGCAATCGACCAATCTCTAATCCAATGCCAGCACGCTTGCTCGCATATTTGGCCATCATTTCGCCTGATGCAAAGATACTATCTAAATCATCATCTGCTTTAATTAATACACACGAACTAAATTGTTTAGTCGGTGTACCTAAGCCGGCGAGAACAGGCGTCGCTAAGGTGAACAAACTGTCACTTGCACAGGTGTAGTATTCTTTGATAAACCGCATACGTGCGCTGTTAGGTTCTTCTTTATGGAATACTGTTGCTGCCGCAACTATATAACGTATCTGCGGAGTTTCATAAATCTGTTTTGTAGCACGATTGCGTACTAGATATTTTTCAATTAGCTGTTCAATAGCCGCATACGAATAGGTTTCATCTTTGGTATGGTCAACAAAAGAATCCATCTTGTCCCATTCTTCTTCACTATACCAGTCAAGCAGTTCTGATGTGTATAAGCCAGTTGCTACATTCTTTTTAACAATTTCGTATAAACGAGGAACTTCGTAGTCACCATAGACGTCTTTACGCAGCATACTCAGGCGTTGCTTGCCTGCTACGTACTGATAGTTAGTGTGTCCGATGTCCGGATTGTGTTCAATGTCGATAAGATCAACAATAGCACGAAGTGTAATTTCATCAATCTCTCGTGTGCTAATGCCATCATAAAAGTGAGGTTGTGCTTTGATTTCAATCATTGACTGACTTACATCTGCAATACCAGCACATACCTTTGTAATTTGGGCCTGCCATTTATCTACTGCTAACGGAGCGCGACTACCACTGCGTTTTATTACTTGAATGATGCTCAATTTGATAACCTCTTAATTTAGTACTGCTCTAAATTTGTATTGTTGATTGTTGTGTTGTATTTACTATATTATATAGTGTACATAATATTTCAACTTTTTGCAAGTTATAAATAATTTATTATAAAAATTCTTTTACATAAAATTTAAATGTTGCGTCACTGCCAGTATTAGTAGTAGTGTATTGAAACATATTTCCTGTAAATCCAAATGTTACCCCAACTTCGGCAGATTCAGTGTATTCGTCATCTAATAATGGAACGCCGTTGAGATATGCACCTTTTAACCAACCAAATCTAGTAGCCGAGGCGCGAGTAATACTATATTCTAAAAACGTAGAAGTTTCAACAATTCCAATATTACCGTTGGTGGTATTATTAGTTAATGTTAGTGTAGACATTGCTAAGTCTGACTGTATATTTGCAACATTAGACTGAATAGAAGTAATATTTGCTGTCATATTAGCAACATTACCTTCTAATGATTCAATCAAGACCAGCTCACTATACATACTCTGAGAGGTAAGAATTTCAGTTACTCCGGTCATCGGAGCACCTTCAGCTAATGTGCCATTACCAATAAACAATCGCTGTTCGTCGATTGACCAACCCATTTCGGCTGAACTAAGTTGTGGTAAATTCTCTTGCAGTCCTCTGCGGATTTGTATTTTGGAAATTTGGGTTACAGCCATATTAATATCCTATCTATATTTTATATTTAGCTAAGATTATAATACTGCTCCACTCTTTTCAACCAACGTTCTGTCCACATATCCCATTCTGCACCTTCAACAGTCCATGTTTGATATTGGAAATCTTGGCTACACATTAGAATAACACCTTGACGTATGTCAGTTCCGTGTGTTTCGTTATGGGCTAGTCCATAGGCACATAATTGAAGGAAATAGTCCTGGACCCATTCGGTTTTCTTAGGTTTATTAGTCTGTTTATAGTCTAAAATAGCCGGTTTGCCTTTATGTACACCACAAGCGTCAGTTGTGCCAGCATACAGTCCAGAAACATATAATGGTACTTCAATACCCCAAACTTCGTCTACATGTACTAAGCCTTGTTCTACGATTGTCTGCGCCATCTTGTGACTTTGTATACTGTAAGGATTGGTTCCGGGCTCGCCCATGTTACGATTGTTCTGCACATAATCTTCCAACCACTTGTGCATACGTGTCCCGCGATTAGCAGCTTCTGTAGTAATCTCCTGAGCTCGCTGTTCACCGACTGACTTACGCCAGTTCTCTAAGGCTAACTTAGCTTCGGCGGGTTTTGTTTTGTCGAGAATTGTTGTTACTGAAGGAACCTTACTGCCATCTGGCAAACTGTAAAGTCGTTTTCCATCCACGCTCTGGCGATTGATGGGTGTATAGTCGTATTTTTGTATAAGCATACTATTATTATATAGGATTAAACTGCAAGGGTCAAAGAAAATTATTGCCTAATTTCTTCATTTAATCGATAAATCATTCTGTGATATGGTCACGTTTAATTTCTCTAACCGGATCATTTAACATTTCAGCTAGTGTATTTTTGATAGTAACTCGTTTGTGTCCTATATCTCTAATGTGCAATGCTCGTCGACCTATTTCTTCCAATGGCAATCCGTCAATTCGATTCTTTTTAAAGTCGTCTTCCAATGACCAAACATACGCATGATGTTCAATCAATTCCATTACCAACACATTTATAGGATTAATATTAACTTCTTTCATCTGCGCTAGATAAAAATCTAATTCTTCTTGATTTTCGCCATTGGTTTTTTTGTGCTTGACTACAGCAATAGCGTAACGATCTACTATTTCAATTACTGGAAATTTCATACTGTAAAACTCTCCCCACACCCACATTCACCAGTGGCATTGGGATTAATAAATTCAAAACCTTCATTAAGCCCTTCGCGACGCCAATCCATTTTTAATCCATCTACATAGACTAGGTCTTTTGGCGTGGTAAAAATACTAACATCGTGACACTTATATTCGATAGCATCTGCTGTAAGTTGATCAACAAATTCAAGTACATAGCTCATGCCACTACAACCAGCAGTTTTAACACCAATTTTGATGCCTAACGTATTTGCTCCGCGAGCAGTAATACTTTTCTTAATCTTTTCTGCGGCTAGTTCAGTTAAACTAATCATTAAATATCCTATCTAACACTGCTTGTTTTTGTTCATTAGTGTAATTATACCATTCGACTACTTCATCTGTTGTTCTACCACAGCCACGGCACACATCATTATCTAAATGACAAACACCAATACACGGGCTTTCAATTTCTTCCACTATTGCTTACTCCTGTAATCGTTTATCGCAGCTTTAATTGCATCTTCTGCTAGTACACTACAGTGTATCTTAACTGGTGGTAAGGCAAGTTCTTCTGCTATTGCTGAATTTTTAATTGTAAACGCTTCGTCTATTGTCATACCTTTAAGCAGTTCTGTTACTAGACTAGAACTAGCAATTGCACTACCACAGCCATATGTTTTAAACTTTGCATCTATTATTATACCGTCTTCTACTTGTATTTGCAACTTCATCACATCACCGCACGCCGGTGCGCCTACCATGCCGGTCCCAACTTGCGCATTCTCCTTGTCTAAAGATCCCACATTTCTTGGATTTTCATAATGGTCAAGTACGCGGGCCGAATAGCTCATATAATTTCTCCAATAGTATACTAATATACTATACTATTTATAGTGGCAGGTCAATGTATTTTAGTTATTGTGCTACCGGTGCGCCACGTGTTTTAGCGGCACGTTTTGCCATGCTAGTAACATCATCCACTGGTGCTCGGAATGTATTTTGATCTACACCATCAGTGTTAGTTGTAGTAGAATCATCTTCGTTGTCGTTGCCAGTAACCGGAGCAAGAACAACTTGATCTTGGTTGAAACTTTTAATAAGATTTTTTACTGCTGGATTGTTTTCATTTGCATTAACTAGTGCATCGTAGCTAAATGTACGATCTGTATTCAATACCAGATTAATAAGACTTTGTGTACTGATCGTTGCAGGAGCTGATTTATCTGCTGAACGGTGACGTAATAACTCCAGAGCGGTAACTAGGTTAGCCTCTGGAGCACTATCATCACTTGCAAATTCGCGTAAGCGCATTAACGCAATTCTCTACCTAATGTTTCAGTTCCGCCAACAGCGGCATCAGTAGCTGCAAAACCATCAGCTGGTTCTTCTGCATCAAAGTCGCTTTCTGGTGGTGGAGGTAATTCGCTACCTAATTCGTCACCAGGTAATGCCATCGGTTGGTCAACCGCTTCACCCGACAATACACGTACACCAGTGTCAACACCTTCACGTGCAGATTGTAGGTTTTGCATTAGTTGATCTAATGTAGCACCAACTGCATTTTTAAATGCATCAGCTTGCTCTGAACCAATTTGATCACGGATACTATCAAGCAATTGTGGAAGTTGTTCATTTTGCATTTTACCAACTTTCTCAATAGTATCTTGAACACTGTCAACCATATCTTTAGCAGCTAGCAATACTTCTGCATTACCAACTTCACCTTCGTTTAGTTGTTGATGTTGTTCAGTAAGCCAAGTGTTTAAGCCTTCTTGTACAGTTAACAATTCCATGTAACGTGGATTTGTTTCTGCACGATGAAAATCCGCACTATGACGGATTTTGTTTAGGTTTAATGATATTGTTTCACCTAAGCGTTGAGCTTTAGCAATAGACAAGTTATCATAGTTAATAGCAAAACCAAAACGGCTTTCTAATACTTTATTAATTTTTTTTGCAGATGTCTGAGACATTTCTGATAGTTTCATGGTTAATTCTTCCTAATGCAATTATTTAATATTATTTATCAAAACAATAGACTTCTTCAATTGTTTCTTTGATTCTTCAATTCTAAGCATGGTTTCAGTATATTTATTAGAATATAATGCAATATTCCAATCATCATTCTTCTCTTGTGCTTGCTTATAGCGATATCTATATAGTATAGCGTCAAATTCAAGTATACCAATTAAGT